TTCTTCACGTGTAACGCTAATATCCTTTTATCATATCATACTAAATCCATGATAAAAAGTAAAGGGGCCGAAGCCCCTTTGTTTAATCTTTTTCGTTCCTTTCACGAACTTCGTCAAGAATTTGTAAAGTTATAAGAATAACAAATCCTTGAAAAAGATCATTAGTTGTAAAAAGTATATAAAAACCTAAAATGTTTATAATAACATATCCAATTATACGCGAATATGTGAAAAATTTATCCATAAAATCAATCACCAACACTAAGCAGTCCCTTGAAATCTGCCGGGATAATGATGGTTAAAACTTCAATTTTTATAAATAATTATATGATTAGCTAACAAAGGAATTCAAATGAAAGTATTTCCATATGTGTATAAAGTCACAAATAAACAGACGAATGAATTTTATATAGGGTATAGGGAGGCTAATAAATTAAATCCCGAAATGGACATATTAATATACAAAACATCAAACAAATTTATCAAAAACAATTTTGATATTTTTTATCCAGAAATTATAGCCGTATTTTTCACAGAAACCGCAAAAAAAGACGCATATTGGTTCGAACAATATTTGATAGAAAATAATATACAAGATTCTTTATGTATGAACAAATATTTTTTCAAAAACGGAAAGAAACAATTCAAATCTAGAAAAGGAAATTCATTATCAGAAGAATCTATAGCTAAAATGAAAATATCGAAAAATATGATAGATCCGGTTAGTGGGTTGACTTCAGCCCAAAAAGCGGGTTTAAAGTTTAAAGAAACTCTTAAACAAATAGATCCAGTAACTGGACTAACTTTGAAAGAAATAATGACTTTACGCGCTATTGAATCAAAACAAAAAAACGGATCAAATACAATAGGAGGACGTAAAAGTTCAATAACTAAAAATACCATTGATCCAGAAACTGGACTGACTAACGCGCAAAAAGCTGGGAAAAAACAATCAATAACTAAAAATATGATTGATCCAGAAACAGGATTAACAAATTCAAAAAAATCGGGAATTAAAACATCAGTAACTAAAAATACCATTGATCCAGAAACTGGACTGACTAACGCGCAAAAAGCTGGAAACAAATTAAAAGAAACGCTTAAACAAATAGACCCAGAAACCGGATTGACGTTAAAAGAAACGCAACTAATTAAATGTAGAGAAACGAAACGAAACAATCCAATGATAGAAGAAAAAAACCCAAACGCAAAACATATACAAATATATGATGAACTTGGAAATCTTAGATATGATTGTATTGGAACTTTTGTTAATGTTTGTAAATCTGAAAATCTATCGTATTACGCTTTAACGAATAGCTATAAAAACAATAAACCAATTACAGATAAAAAATCCCAAATATTTGGTTGGTATGCGAAATTGATACCGAAAAATATGGGGGCATGAAGCCCCCATATATTTTAATCATTAACGTTTATGAGTCCCCTAAAATCATACGGAAGAAGTACGGTCTTAACGCGACCTTCCTTAACACCGTCAGCAATCTTATCGAGAGCATTTGCCCTGATATAATCAAGATTAGCTTTATTAGCTGACAATAGTGTTACTCTTTCAGCTTCTTTTTTGGCGGTCTGAACTTCATATTCCTTAGACTTCAAAACATTCTGGCTAATGATAACAGCATTTGCGCTATCCATAATAGCCTGACTCAACTGAAGGTTCTTGATAAAGATCTGATGAATATCAACTGAATCTGCTAGTCCATCTTCTTTAAACATACTTTCAGCTTGAGTCTTGATTTCATCACGAATCTTTTCACGATTCTGATTTGCATCCAAAGCATCATACTTACTGAATACGTCTGTCGTAGCAGTCTTCACTACGTTCTCGACATAATACGCCAAGGGATAATATTCACGGTTGTCACGATCATAAAAATCACGACCCTTATACTTCACAACCAAATCACCAATCTTTGATGGATTAATGCTATAGTTATAAGAAATATCAAGATCATTCAGAGACGATCTATCCTTGGTTTGAGGATGTAGATCGTCCAACTTCCAAGTAATTTCATTAGCTACATAGGTTCTTACATCACCAATAAGAGTTTGGTGAAAGCCAGTACCCAGTTCTTGGGGTTCTACGTTACCGCTAAAAGTGGTACGAATACCAACGTGTCCTGTAGAAATTCTTTCACAAGCAGTAAAAGTAAATAACATAGAAATAATCAACAAAAATCTCATATCACATTCTCCATTAAAAAATCCAAATTTACTAAATAATAGTATACAAAACTTTAATACTAAAGTAAAGTATTTTTCACAAAAAAATGTCATCCACGGAACGCCAATTCCCGATGACTTTAACGTAAAACAGGTACGTCAACATGTCTATTTATACTCCATTCACTTATCTTATTGGTTGGACTGAACATAATATTTGGTATTATGGTTGCAAATATGCAAAAAATTGCCACCCAAATGACTTATGGACTACATATTTCACCAGCTCAAAATATGTTAAAAAATTCGTAAAAGAACACGGAAATCCCGATATTATACAAATTCGTAAAACTTTCATAGATCCATTAGATTGTGCTATTTGGGAACACAAGGTATTAAGAAGAGTAAACGCTAAATTAAATCCTAAATTCTTAAACAAAAATAATGGAGGTAAATTCTATTCAGATACCACGGGAATGGTTACGACAAAAGATAAAGACAGTAATTATTTTTTCGTTTGTCTTAACGATCCTAGATATATTTCCGGTGAATTAGTTCACGTTTTTAAAGGATTAGTCGTAGTTAAAGATAAAAACGGAATAACCATGTCTGTATCAATCGACGACCCTAGATATATTTCCGGCGAATTAGTTCATAATACTAAAGGATTTATTACAGTTAAAGATAAAAATGGAAAAACAATGTCTGTATCAATCGACGATCCTAGATATATTTCGGGTGAATTACTTGCATCAAACAAAAATAAAACAATATACAAAGACAAAAATGGTAATAATTTCTCTTTGGATATAAATGATCCCAAAATAATTACAGAAAATTTAGTAGGAATCCAAAAAGGATTAGTTCCGGTAATAGACAAAACCGGAACATGTATAAAAGTATCCGTAGACGATCCTAGATACGTTTCTGGAAAATTAAAACACGTTTCTAAAAACCTAGTTGTAGCAAAAGACCAAACCGGGAATATTGTCAGCGTATCTTCTGATGATCCTAGATTAAAATCGGGAGAATTGGTAGGATCAACAAAGGGATTAATACCAGCAGTAAATAAAAACGGAAAATTCAAACAAATATCAAAAGAAGAATTTTACTCACAAACAGGACCAAAAGAAGATAGAGAATGGGTTTCTAATAGATCATTCGAAGGAAGACGAAGATTGGAGTTAAGTAGGGAATAACCCTACTCACCGACTAGAAACGCCATAAAAACAATATTCAAAAACTTCATAACATACCTCAAACATCAATTGAAAAATACAACAATCAAGAACATCAAACCAAAAGTTATTGTTCCTGATAATAGACTAATCCCAAGTACAGAGGCAATTCTCTTCCAGTTGGAACTATTTGACCAATCTGGAAGATGCCAAAGAAGCATGAAATTAATAAGAAAAACCATCAATGGGAAAAAATATCTCATATTACGCAATAGCAATAGGGTTAGGCCAAATTTCCTTAAACTTTTTAGTTAAAGCTTCAATAAGTTCTGGTTGACGGCATTCATAGATATCGGGAACGCTGATTACATGAACAGGTACAGCATTAGCTTCTGTAGGTGAATCATATGCTTTATTCAACAAATCTCTAACAATCAATTCTTGAACGTCATCCATTACAACAATTTCGTCCGCCCAAAATACCAACGCTTCGTCAACAGGGATCAAAGCGTATTCTGGCGTGCATCCTACAGCCCTAGTATTAAATCCCCAAGGTTCATTACTAAGAATCCAAGCAGCAGTAGGACTACGAAGCAAACCAGCAGAACAACAACAAAGAACTCGCTTTCTCGCTCCTTGATACATATTCCTACTGTTTGCCATTCTATTTCTAAAAAAACTCATATAATACCTCTCTAAAAATTCTTCACGTGTAACGCTAATATCCTTTTATCATATCATACTAAATCCATGATAAAAAGTAAAGGGGCCGAAGCCCCTTTGTTCAAATAACATTCAAAGACGTACCACACTCTGTACAGAATTTAGCATTTGCCTTGTTTTTCCTACCACAGGTCTGGCATTCAGGTTTATATTTGGTTGTGATGGCCTGTTCCACAGGTTTGTTATCTACTGTTTCACCAAGAAGTTTCAAGACAATGGTATGTTTCTGACTTTCTACAGCAAAATCTGAAGTTCTAGAAAATTTCTGGTTCGATTCAGATCCAGGAACAGTAATTCCAACATCATTTGTTGGTTGAACTGATGCTGACGCAGGTGCTATTGATACGTTATTAACGGAACAATATGTTCCAATTGTTGTATTATTAGTTATATCAACTCGTCTTAATGCAGAGGAAGGACTGAAATCGCAATCTTGTGCAACAACACCATAAGAATTGTTACCCCAAATTGGGTTTGGTTGGTAAGGCATATTAGTTGTTAATGGAAGTTTTTCAAATTGATAACTGATACGTACCAATCCATCTTGTAACTTTACACCTCTATGTTCTTCGATTGAACCTGTTCTTTCAATGAATTTGAATTTATTGCCTTTTTCAAGATTATTGTTCTTAATGCTTCTTTGAAGATCAATTTCTTGATTAGGATACAGGACTAATCCACCCGGAACAATATCATCACCGTCTATGGTTATATTAACTATAGCTTTTACTGAATTGAGGTTCAGTAGAAGGATACTATATTCTGATCCAAATGGAAGATATACAGTATCTTTAAATTCGCGTAGAATTTTGCCGTTGCATTTTATAGATGCGACTAATTTTTGATTATACACCATGTTATACTCCTATTGTACGGCATACTGACTAAATGCCTAATGTTTAAAAGTCAGTTTAGAGATGGTTCAAAGTACCATCAAACTTATTTATTCATAATATTTTTTAATCAAATCGAAATCGTCTACTGAAATTGTGATCTTCTCATTAACATCGGTGTGAACACTAGCCAAGGCAAGAATAGATTTTACCTTATATTCATTATCATGAATATTTACACAATCGAAATAATAATCTGAATATTCTCCAGTAAGCCAATCACCTATATTATTTTCAAGATGATGGATGGTCGATGCTCTACAACGTTCCCACGTCTTCTTGGTTGGTCCCCAACCTTCGGTGTAAGTAGAATACTTGTTGATCCACTTCTCAAGATTCTCCTCTCTACGATCATCGCGTTCTTTAATATACTTCTCACAAGCAACAATGATATTAAGGCAACGAAAAACTCTACTGGTCATACCAATACTCCATCGGTTTGCATATACTGTTCAAAATGAGCAGGACTACAGAATTTAGACATAGCAGCCATGCGATTACTAATAAACTTACCACAACATAAACATCGATTATATTGTTTAGGTTTATTCAAATTCTCTATCAAAGGTAAATCCGGTGGTTCTTCTCCGTCAAGTTTTGACGCTTCGATAATCAACCAATTAATAAAGGTTTCAATAGGGATGCTTAACAATTCTGATTGTTTCACACCAAATCCTCCAACAAATTCAATAAATTGTTCAAGAATATCTGATGCGCACATGTATTTGTTAAAATCTCTAATTGTAGTGTGTCTGTATATTACTTTAGCATTACTATCATCAATAGTAAATCCACCAGTATCATCTACAGTTATCACGCTACCATCAGCAGATGTAATATTCCAACCCCTTTTAAGTTCTAGCTTCTTATTCTTTGTATCAACGCCATATGTCCTCATCATAGAGGCTACAATATCATCGGCATTGTCTACTTGAAAATACACCATCAATTCGCCAATGATAAGTTTTAAACTATCTTCATTGATACCGTTAACATCAAGTAACTCGGCTGAATTGTAGATCAACGAATTGATGGAACTCGTTATGGCATATATTGATGTACCAGTTCCTACTGAATATGACGATGTCTGGAACAACCCCGTACTGGATGATGTTCCTGATGACCAAGCACTACCTACGCTTGGAGTTATTCGGGATTGTGTATAATAACTGGCTGACATATTCAATTACCGTAGTTAATCCAACGCTCCCTTAGAAACATTGAAGTTGATGCAGTCTTCATCCTCAACGTATTATCATTCCAAATACGTTCTGTTTTAGCCAGAACAGAATTTGTACTCCTACTATCCCAACGTTCAGACGTTACCACGCCTCGTTCTATTACTCTACAGTGCTGATGGCCGCAATGAGGACAAATAATTTCATGATTACCATCAATATCATAATCAATGATTGCAATAAAATTCTTAGCGCAATCATGGCAATACATACTTGTCTTTACGATACCTGAATTAATATCAGCACCGTTTGCTATTTGTCTATCCCTATTAGCCGACATACTATGTCCTCAATTTATTAATTGCCGCCTGAATTGTACTCAATAACCTATTGGATGTTTTACCTTGTTTAACTGTATCTACCATATGTTCATATTTTTCTGGAGTGAACTCTGATACTTTCAACTGTAAAGACTTAGAAACTTTCTGTGCAGCTGTCAACTGGTCAAAAACTGACGCATAATGCACACCGTCCCTAGATCCCTTCTTGATAACTCTATCCCAAGGAAAAGGTGATTTATCGTGCCAAGTCCATTTAATACTATCCTTCTTGGATGAGTCCCAAGAAAAAGTTTCTTTAAAACCTTTCTCTGGCATAGCATCTCTATATTCTACTATGGGGTCAGCTGATAAGTCAAACATCATATAGATAACACGACCTCCTTCTGTGGATTGCACGAAGATCATTGATCCATCGTCATGCTCAGCCCAACAACCCATAGCCAATTTATCATTATTATAGGACTTATGTCCTGGCACATCATTAGTAGACATATTACTTCTTAACCTTCTCGTACAGCGTGAAAAATCCCCAAATGTCCCATTCATACTCGTTTGAAACATCAAATTTTTCACCATTAATTTCAACGTATTTTATATAAATTGATCTTTTATCAATCCTTGATATTTCTATTATACTTGGAATAGTTGTTTTTTTACGTCTAGATACGAATTTTACTCCTACCTTCGCTTCTTTAAGAATGTAAAATCTTACATATGGAATAAACCAAACATACAAAAACCAACTATAAAATACAATTATAGCACTAATAAAAAATATTTTAACCATTTCAAATATCCTAATTTATCTGCCACTTTTATAAAACACATGTTCACCGATTTTAGCTGTTTTCTTCATCTTATCATTCCAGTATGGATCAGAATAAGAAGCATGATAATGATCGGATTTCTCTAAAGTCTTAACTCTTACTCCATTAAGAAAAGCATTAACAGCATCTTTCGACGCAAACCAAGCGGGACCACTAGGTTTCTTCTGAGCCTTTAAAGTCCAAGAAAATTGACTGTCGGCGTGTATCACTTTACAGAAAGAATGTCCCCATTTACCAGATTCTGCTCGATTTAATACAATCTGCAGGACAGATAACTTACCAAGATAAGATTGATTACCCGCCTCGTAAAAAACATTCTCAGCTAAACACTGAAACTCAGTCTTATCATTCAAAACAATTTTAGTATGATTATTGTATAGTCTTGGTCCATAATATTCCTCTTTTGGAGGGGATTGAATAGGTTCCAAAGAAACTTCAACTGATCCTCTTTTATGGAAAGCGAATCCTAAAATTACTAGGATAATGATAAAAATCAAAGGATCAACAATCATCGACGCAAAAGCAGATTTAACGGTCATCGGTTACATCCTCTTGGAAAACTTAAAGAGGATTGTAACTTAAATTTAACAAGAAGTCAAGCCATCAAACAAAAGTTGCTTGCCAATCTTCATTTTCTGAGAAAAATCTCATAACTTTCAATGGCTTATCTGAACTGTAATCGAAAGAATGAACTACATTGCTATCAATTTCAATATATGTTCCGGGTTTACAATGGATCTGTTCATCATTGATAGTGAATGTGGCTTCTCCTTCTAGGAAAAGCCTAGATTCAACATCTGCGTGATAGTGTTGCTTTAGATCAAAATGTTTAGACGTTTCAAAAACGTCATGGTTATCATAAAATTTAAAGACTTCTAGTAAAAAATCTTCTATTTCGTCCAAGTCCACTTGGACTAAGTTAAATTGATTCATATATTTGTAATACAATTAAAAGATTATTTAGTTTGTACCATATCAACAGGGTACATACTCATTGTCGTTGTCCATGGAACAAAAGTCAAGCATTTTTTCTTCTTGACTTTCGTGAAAAAATAGGTTACAATCTAAAAAAACGTAACCCAAAGAGGAAATTAAACGATGTAATACAACTCCCACACATTTTCCGGGAAATTGTTTTTTCTCCTTCCTTTTAAATAGTCTCTTAAAAAAGCAGCATTTTTATTTAATGATTTGGCGGCTTCTTTAACTGTTCCGTTTAATCGTACTTTTCTCGCTTTTGGGTTGTTTTTTCCTTTTGTGTGGTTATATTTTGGTCTATTTGGATTAGAAATGCATTGATATTCGTGTGTGATGTTTTCAATTTTTCCACAATGAATACAAACTTTTTCCCTTTTGTTTTGATGATCTACGCCGTATTTTTCCAAACAAGTTTGTTTTCTACTTTCTAATATTTCTGGAGATTTGGATGGGTGATCTACTCCATAATTCATTAGACAAGTTTCTTTCTTTTTTTCTTTTATTTCCGGGATTTGAGAAGGATGCTCGTAACCGTATCGAGTCATATTTGTATTTTTGTATTTTTCCCTGTTGTTGAAATTTTTATTGCCGTATTTTAATATCATTAATTTTTCAAATTCTATGTTCCAAAAATATGCTGCTTTATTGTTGTGTTTATTATACCAATAATCAGATCCAGCACAATCTAATGTTTCAAGAAATAAAGTTTCGTAATCATACGGATGTAAACCGTCACAAAACGTATCAATTCTTAATATCTCGAAAATGCCGAGACCAAATTCATTTATTAAGTTTTGTATTGTTGGGCTACTTGTTTGATATCCTTCTGGAGTCATAAAAGTATCTGGATGACATCCTTTACCCCATTTAGATCCGGCGTACATTATTCCTGTTAATTTATTACGAATAATGTAAAAATACGGCGTGGTTTGATGTGAATAAGTATTCATGTTGATTGCTCCATTAAGCGTCAAAGCCATCGGATGTTTCCAGCATCGCGGGTGGCATTTTTTATGAAAAAAGACTTTACTTCCTGATCGAAGTTTAGTACAATATTATTTAGTAAATTTAAAATTTTTAATCATATTTTAATAGGTAATATTATGAGTCTCCGCGAATCGAAAAAAATTCTAGCAAAATTGCTCGCTGAAGAATCGATCATCGTTGAAGAACGTAACACTGCGAACAAGGAAGCCTTTTTTGACGTTGAGAATAGACTTTTAGTCATCCCAGCGTTTAATGACGAAGTTTCAAACGATGTAGTTGATCTAATGATCTCGCATGAAGTTGGTCACGCCTTGATCACAAGTAATGACGTATGGCAAGATGCGATTATTGAAAAGAAAATCAACAAGACTATCCTCAATGTAGTTGAAGATAAGCGAGTTGAAGATCACATTAAACGTAGATATCCGGGTTTGAAGCCAATTTTCGTTAGAGGCTACAAAGAGTTGATGCAAAAAGATTTCTTTGGTCTTTCGAAAGTTGATATCGATGAAATTAATCTGGCTGACAAAATCAACCTTTATACTAAAGTTGGATTCATTCCGGGTATTGAATTTGATGAAGAAGAACAAGCGATTCTTGATAGGGTAGAAAATGTCTCTACTTTTGACGATGTTATCGCTGTTGCTGACTCAATTCAGCAACATATGCGTAAAACGTTTTCCATAAAGTTTAAAACGAATAAAGATGATTTGGTTGAATATTATCACGATTCTATCGGAATAAGAACTTCGGAGTTTAGTGGCTCTCAACACGGATATGCACCGATAGTAAATGGTTCTTCACTACCTATTGAAACTCTTTCTAATTTTTCAGAAGAAGATCCAGAGCCAGAGCATATCGATCACACATTATATGAAAAAGATGAAGAAGAACTAATTCTTGATTTTGACGAAATGTATGAAAAGTGTGAAGCTAATTATCTGAAATCAAAAACAGATATCAACTTCAAAGCTAATCAAACTTTTTTGTATGACGATAATACAATCACCAGCGTATATGTTGATATTCCCGATATCAAAACTAAAGATTGTATTGTCCATTATAAAGAAATTTACGATAGACTATCGAAAGAAGTTTATTCCTATGATACGCTTGTTACAAGCGATGAGTTTGATATTTTCAAGGCCCAAAATAATGCTACAGTAAATTATCTTTTGAAAGAATTTAGGTTGAAGAAAAACGCTGTCATTAGACGGAAAATTCGTGAAAGTAAAACAGGCGATATCAATATCAATAAACTTTATTCTTATAAAGTAAATAATGATATATTCAAAAAGGCAATTAAAGTTCCTAAAGAACAGAGCCATTCAATGATTTTCTTCCTTGATTGGTCTAGTTCGATGCAGAAAGTTATCAATGGGACTATTAAACAGCTTTTGGCATTGGTTATGTTCTGTAGGAAGCAGAATATTCCTTTCGAGGTTTATGCGTTTTCATCAGTCAATTTCCGTACTTCTGATGATAATTATTACAACCCTAAACAAAGAGCCAAAACTAGAGAAATGGTATTATCGTCGTTTAGTTTGTTTAATCTGCTGTCATCAAAAATGACCAACACGGAATTCACCAAAGCGGCAAATATCCTACTACAATATAAACATTATAATTTTTATGATAATAATGGCAATTATGTTTGCGCTTCTCCAAGATGGTTCTGGCTTGGTTCAACTCCCTTGAATCATACAATTATCATGTCCCGTCAGATTTCTGAAGAATATAAAGTTAAGACGGGAACCGATATTGTTAATAACATATTCTTGACTGATGGAGAATCACATTCTATCTTATTCAAATATGACGAAAATAATTTTGATAATTTAAATTCAGATTACTTTAATGTTTATCTCAGAGACAGAAAACGTGGATTGACCCAGAAAGTTAAGAAGGCCAATTTTGGAGAAACCAATAGTTGCCTTGATATTGTGAAGCAATCTTCTGATATTAGAGTTTTCGGACTTCGTATTATTGATTATAAAGAACTTAAATCAAAATGCTTTGACCTTTTTGGTGAATGGGATTATAAAACTTATTGGAGTATGTTGAAAAAAGGTCATGCTCTGAAAGTTGGTAATAATTCTTATGATGAATTCTATATTATTAAACCAACTGATAATGTTGACGAGGATACTGAATACTCTATGCCAGAAAAAATGACTACTGCGGCTATTGCTAAAGCATTTAGTAAAGCTATTAATAATAGGATTGAGAATAAAGTATTCCTCAATAAGTTTATATCGTTTATTAGTTGAGGATATATGTTTGCAATGGATTTAGAAACGCTTGGGACTTCGGAAAAATCCGTAGTCCTTAGCATCGCGGTAACTCATTTTGTTCCAGAAAATGATTATACTTATGAAGAACTTATAACAGATCGCACTTGTTTTGTTAAGTTCAATGTTAAAGAACAGATGAATGATGGCAGAACTTGTGATAAAGATTCTGTAGAATGGTGGAAAAAGCAATGTGATATCGTTAAGAAGAAATCTCTGTTACCATCTTCTGATGACGTTACCGTTGTTGAAGGATTAACCACGGTAAAAGAGTTCATCAAAAAACATCGTATTGAAAAAGATTACGTGTTCATTAGGGGTAATCTTGATAACTTTTGTGCAGATTCTCTTTGTAAACAATACGATGTTCCTGTATTATTTGATTATTGGGAATATTTTGACTTCAGAACAGCAATAGCATTGACAAAGGAAACAAGTAGTGTTCATGGATATTGTGATGTTCCTGGGTTTGATAGGAATTTGGTTTACAAACACGATCCTTGTCATGACAATGCTCTTGAGATCATGATGTTGTTGTATGGAAAATAATCCTTTACTTTACCGTCTAAGTAGTATAAAATACATATAACTTCGATGGAGAATATCATGAAACCCGTCTTTTTTGCGTTGTTTTTGGTGTTGACTTCTTGTACTGTATATCAAAATCCTCCACTAGGAGGTGTCGGTGAACCTGTTGCCATGGGATATGGTGGATATGGTGGATATGGTGCAGGATATCCTCTACTTGGATTCGGTGGATATGGATTTGGTTGGGGAGGCGGTGGATTAGGAATCATGATTAATAAGAGTTCGGTGAATAACTATTCTCCAACGTCAGTAAACAATTCCACTAACATAAACAAGACTGGCGCAACTGCGACTAAAACAGCAACAAATCCTGCAGCTACAGCAAACCTTCAAAGAGGTATGATAACTGCGCAGCAGAGAGCAATGGTAAGAAGTTCTGGATCTTTCCATCATCATAGATAATAGGTAAAAAAAAGTGTGTAAATACGTTGTAGTTTTCGGCAAGAATACGACTCCTGGAACATCCGGTACTCGTTATGTGATTTATGATACTGTCACCTTTAATCCAAAAAAGGATTTGGATGGGCAAATGCGAAAGTATGTTTATAGGCAATTTTTTAATCAAGGAAAGAATGCTTGGCGATTGCGGGATGAAGTGTTTTGCCGCAAACGTAATGTTCACCTCCATGATAATACTATTTTTGCAGAAAAAATTAAGATTTTTGATCACGAAATTTCTAATGAATATTTCGGATTTATTCCCCGCGAATGTTTTGATTTTTAATCAGTAAAAATTCGTTTTATTGAATTTACCCAAGCGCCTTGGGTAACAGAAGGTTGTGGGTCATCCTTCCATCCAACAAAAACCCACGCTATTATTACGGAGATGAAATGAAAATTGTTAATACACTTCTTTATAGTATTCTTGGAATTTTACTAAGTAAATTTGATCTTGGTATTGTACAACACGGTCCAGAATTTGTCAGCATCGTATTATTAGTTGTTGCTATTGATTTTACTGGAAGACTTATTAACAAAGGATTATATCATGACACTAAATGAATACATTGATGCGCTCCAAGTTTTTATCACCGAAAACCCAAAATATGGTGAAATGCGGGTGGTATACTCTTGCGATGATGAAGGAAATCGTTTTGATAATGTTTATCATTATCCTACTGCAGGATACTTTGAAAATGATGATGTGTTTATACCAGAATGTCATTTCGGTGAATGGGATAACACTCTTGAAGTGAATGCAATTTGCGTGAATTGATGAAGACATTTTTTAATCACTTATATTGGATCATTCGTTACGGTGAATGGAACATTGGTTGGGAATGGTATAAGGGCAAACCGAAGTTTGGTTTGTATTTTGGATACTATAATGGTCATATTATTTGTTTTCATTTCTTTAAGTTTTGGATTATGGTAGAATATTGAAGGAAAGGAGATTTATGTGATAACTGAAGCATTTAATGAAATAGAAAGAGTTAATACAAATATGGAATCATTTGTACCTTTTTGGATAAACAGCACAAGTATCGATACCAAGTATTATTTCGCTGACAAGAATACTGGTAGGATCTATGGACATATCGTACAAGATGCGGATGTTTGGAATGCTGTATTTGATTATAAAATACTAGGAAAATATATCAGCAGTGAGTTTGCGCGTCTAGCAGTTGAGCGAGAAGTGAAAAAATAAATAATACTAGAATCGCAAAAAGGGAGGATTCTAGATGTTTATTTCAACGGATATAATTTATTTCATTGTTACTGTATTCTGTGGCGTATTATATGGATATTATTGCCATCGAACTGGCGTAAGAGTCGGAGCACAGAACACTATAGAATACTTGGAAGATATGAATTACATTATTGTTGATGAAGAAACTGGCGAAATCTCCAGAGTTAGCGATAGACAATATAGAAAATAATTAATTGGTGTTTTGTATGTTTGCATATATTGGTCCATATAAATCAGGTTACAGGCTTTGTAGAAGAATTGCTGATTTTCTAGAGAATTTCTGCGTTCTTGAGCGTGATCGTGATGCAATTTATGATTATCTGAAAAAAATTGAACTTCTCGATAAGGTTGACAAGTTATTACCAAGCTTTGGCAGGACTGTCTTTATCAAGACGCATCGGTATGATCACTGGAACGCAGATAGCACTATGGCTATGCTTTGTCTTCCCATAATGAAAGATCTAAAGAAGGATAAACATGGTTCTGGATTTATCAAAGACGAAGACGTTCCTGAAGAAATTCGTTCATATAACGCACCCCCAAAGGAAAATGAATGGGATACTGACGAATTTTGGTTTGATAGAGCAAATTGGGTTTTGGATGAAGTTATTTGGGCATTAGAACAACAACAACCTGGTTGCGATTGGGAAGAACAATATTGGATTGTACAACCAGAAATTGATTTTGAAGAACGTCCAGAAGATGACGGTAAAACCTCAATTCCTCTCAGATGGAAAGTTGAAGGTAAATGCGATTGGGATGGTAGAAACGCGCACGAAGAACGTATTGATAATGGGTTGAGGTTATTTGGAACTTATTGGCGGAGTTGGTGGGATTAATGAAGTTAGTATCACATTTTACTAGAGAACTAAAGCAGATAGGACTATATGATACATCAAGCAGACTTACTGAAGCTGTTATGGGAGTTGCTAAATCAATAGATGATCAGGATTTGACTGATTATGATATGCTTAAATGTAAAATTGTTCTTGAAAAATTAATAAAACAAGAACCATTAACTCCTTTAACTGGTGATGAGGATGAGTGGATTTCTGATGATGAAACTTGGGATAAAAATCTAAGATGCCCAAGAGTATTCAGAGAAAAGTCAACTGGAAATTGTTATGACATTCATGGAAGAATGTTCATTAAAAATGTTGATGGTAAACAAGTATTATCAACTAACAAAGATTCTCACGTTTTAATTAAATTCCCATACACGCCAAAAACTGAATATATACATATTTCAGATAATAAATAATTTTATTTAAACGTGTAATGACAACAAATCTTTACGGTAATTTTGTATGGTGGATGGGGGAAGTCCGCAATAGAGTTGATCCTCTTGGCCTTGGTAGAATGCAAGTCAAAATATTTGGTTATTATGACGGAATCGACGATGCAGACCTTCCTTGGGCTCATCCAATGTATCCTGTTAATGGATCTATGGCATTTTCAGCGCCTAAACAGGGAACTTGGGTTATGGGCTTTTTTTCGGACAGGGAAAATGGTCAATTTCCTATAGTCATGGGAGTATTACCAGGATTAGTTGATAATTCTGATTACGCTAAGTCAATGAAGAGTAGTACATAATGGCTGATACAACATCTACAATAAATATCAACACTGCCACAATTAATGCTGCTATATCTGGTGACTTCAGTAAAATAGTCACCACATCATCTTCATCAGAGTCTTCTGGAATTAGCCAATATAATGTAAATCTCGCAGGTACTGTGATATCTGGCGTCAACATCATAGAAAAAGCTCAACCAAAAGATCCGTATTCTGGTCCTTTTGATTTTGCTGGCTTTGGTTTTGGACTGCCATCTACTCCAAGAACATCAAGAGGTGTTGTTGAAGGTACACCAATAGCAAAAACAAACATAGATTTATCACATGGTTGTATGATATTTGCTGATTTCGCTTCTCTCCTTGGTGGAGGTTTGATATCAGATATTCAACAATTATTAACGCTTCCTCCTGCCAGAATACAATTATCTGCTTGGTTAAGAATACAATTTAGCGGGATAATCCAAGAATTACAAGCGGCAATAAATGCTATTCTTGAGGCTATTGGATTTGATCCAACTGGTATGATATCATACATGTATTCTCAAGCAAAGGCTTTGTTGAGAATGATTAATTACTGGTTAAAAGATATTAAACAATTAGCATCAGATATGCAAGCAATAATTATGTTTGCAAATCAATTATTTTCTATAATTCAATATCTACTTAGTTTACCAGCACAATTACTATCGATGGTACAATCATGTATCTCTAGTTTTCTTGGTTCTGTTATGGGAATAGCCAAAAACTTTGAGAACATACCATCAACCGTGGAAAATCAATTGACTGGTAGCGTTTTCAATAGCATAGGTAATTTTGCTAATCAGTCATTAAATACAATAAACACGAAAGCAAATAACTATAAACAAAATAATCCTAATTACAAGAATCTTGATATTACAACTGCAACACCCGCTCAAATACAAAATTTAATTTCAAGCGTAGCAACGACAAATACTTCAACACATTTAGCACAAGTCAGCAGCGTAGCTAATTCAAATGCAATAGCTGCTGCTCAAAATCCAACTTCGTATGCTAGCGGTATTGTATTCAATACAACTTCCACACAGACTCTTGTGGTTGGATCTATTGCATATGATACAATTTACGCAAATAATATATTTGCAAACACTATAATTTGCGGTAACATAACGGTTAATCAAAATACCGTATCCAAAAATGCCACAATAAATGTATTGAGCACTAATGCTGTATTTACAATAACATCTAATTCAGTACCTAAAATATCAGGTAATGGTGTTATCGCGCCTGCTGGACATGCAAATCCAGTTAATAATCAAATAGCCTATAATACAATAATAGCAGATTCTATCTCTGCTAATAATATAATTTGCGATTACTTGGTTTGTAATAACAACATCAACATTACAAATTCCATGAATACCCATAATATATCTGCTGTTAATTTGACCTCTAATTCTACAATAATAACGACATGACATTAGCGAAACCACAAGGATACAATGGATGGATTGAACCTGCTTCACCAGCTACCGTAAATGCAAACTCTGCGCCAATTTATCCGTATAATAATGTACTAATACACGATGAATCTGGTAATATAATTGAAACCGATTCAACACCAGACAGAGAAAGAATAAGAGTATCTCACCGTAGTGGTACATTCATAGAAATGCATCCAAATGGCGATGAAGTTCATAAAGTGTATGGTAACAGTTACGCCATTACAGTCAGTGATAATAATGTTTTAGTACAAGGAAAATGTAACATCACAATAGAAGGCGATGCTAATATTGAAATATTTGGCGACAAAACAGAATTAGTTCATGGAAATTACGAATTACACGTCAAAGGTTCCATGAGCCAAACAGTTGATGGTATTGGTTATATTCTATCACAGCAAGACATGAATGTCGGTGGCGGCGGGATGACTGGTGGTAGCGTGACAATGAGAACTGGCGATCACCTATACCTTGGTGGTGATTTGACTGTTGCTGGTGAATTTCAAGCTAAAAAAATAACCTCAGAAACTAGAATTGATGCTGGCTATGGGGTTAGTGCTGGTGCTGGTGGGTTTAGTACAATGTCTGGAGGATTATTTATTGGCATTCCAGGATTTGGAATTCCAGATCCATTAGGAGTTCTGAGAGACGAGCCAAATCCTTTAACAAATATGATATTATGTAATGGGCCAATTTTCTCCATGGGAGAATTAGGAATTGTTTCTGCTGATCTTGCTGTCGTATCTTTGTTTGGATTATTGACTCTAAACAATCTTATTTTTGATGTACATTTTCATGTTTCAATGGTAGGTCCAACAGGACCAGCTATTCCATCTTTGCCTTAAAATAGTCTTGACTTTTCTTTTCTGATCGTATACAATACTCCTAAATTGAACTTTAGGAGTTAGACTTGCGCAATTTCCCTCTGATAGAGTTTTTAAATTCGGATTTGATGAGAATTGACGATGGATATTGAAGAACAATACGGCAATAATATAGTTTGCAGGCATATTTTCAAGAAAGATTCTATACAGATTGGTTCTCGTTGGCAAAGTTCATCGGGTACTATTGTTACTGTAGAATCAATCTGTGATTTGGGTTTTATAACTTATTCCTGGGTAGTAAATGGAATCAAGAAAACCAACGAAAAAGAATGTTTTGTGTTTCAATGTAGATATTGTTTGATTTTGGAGGATTCTAATGGCTTACTTTAGTGACGATTTTTATAACAAGACTAATCCTAATTTCCAGGAATTCATGACAAAATTAGAGAAGTTGTCCCGTAAGTATGGTGTGGTTGTTCATGGGAACTTCGACATTACTGACAACCCTAAAGAATTTAAGAATGTGGTGTATGACAGAGATATTAGTTCAAGCGACATTCGTGCGACTGGATATTGGGAAGATTAAATCATGAAAGTGTTCGTCTACTTCAATCTACGCAAGAAACTGTTTTCAGCGAAAGCACTGGAAGGTTCTTGTAAAGGTAAAGTGATAGCACATCGTAGACGATTATCATTGCGTAATGCATGTTTCAAAGTATCAGAGGCTGGAAGACAGCGAGTGTTACGAGAGCGTAGAAAGAATGTGCACGCAGGGGTTGTTGGTGAATGGTTCGATGGTTTGATTTTGGTTGAAAATAGAACGGAAGTAACGTATAATCCTTACAAGTACGAGACGTTTGTGCTGAAGTTTAATGAACATCCTATCACTTCAGCATCCACAGCGTATTTGATTGATAAGAAGATATTTGTTTAGTGACCCTTTACTTTCAATAATTATTCATATAAGATACGATTTCCTTTTAACCGAGAGAGAGAAGAAAGATGAACGCATTACATAATTTCGTAACTATCGCAAAGGGCGTATATCCTGATTTGGGGGACACGATTACTACAAAGCAGATCAAGCATATTGTGGATCAGAGTGGTATTCCGTGGCCTACCGCAATCACTAATCCGATGAATAGGATTGGTAGGGGATCATATTCTTTGGCTAATCTTCAGAACATGGCATCTGGCGGTTATGATCTTGATTACACACCACCACCAGTGGAAGATCCAGACACTATTAGG